CCTGAACCCACACCTTTGCCATCGCCTATTCCTCCCGCAGTTGAACCCGAACCAATACCTACCCCAGAGCCTATTCTATCTCCCGAGCCTTCCCCGACTCCCGATGAAACTCCCATTCCCGAGCCTGAGCCAGAACCATTGCCGAGCGAGCCTGAACCAACTCCTGCTCCAGAACCCGAAGCCGAGCCTCAGCCCGAGCCAGTTGAAACGCCAGAACCAACGCCCGAGCCAGAGCCAGAGCCAACAGAGCCACCACCGCCAATAGAAGAACCGTCTCCTGAACCATTAGAAACCTCCGAAGTTATTGACGATGTTTTAGCAGATGGAAAGATTACACCCGCCGATGCCGAGGCGGTAGTTGATTCATTGATGGAAGATGGAGAAGTTACCGAAGCCGAGGCGACTGAGTTGATTGAAACTCTCTCAGATGGCGGCGCTTTAAGTGCAGCCGAAGAAGATTTAATTATTGATGCGCTTTCAGCCGATGGTGAGATTACTCAAGACGAAGTAAACAATCTTTCAGAAATTCTTTCTGAAGATGGAAAATTTACTGCGGCTGAAAGAGAACTTGTTGCTGAAGCACTTATTGAATCTGCTGAAGGTCAAGCGGTAACTGTTGAATCTATCGCCGAGGCTGGAATCACTTTAGAAGATTTGCCACCTGAGCAACCTGTCGAAGTTCGCCAGGATGAAAATGGCAACGAGGTGGTTATTACAGCCGAGGTCGCTGTTGCGTTAGAACTTCTCGTTTCGCCAGCAGAAATACTTTCAGCCATCTTTGAAAGCCCCGCACAATTGCTCTTTGCTATCGGAAACCTTGGAGCAGATATGTCTCCTCAAGAACGCGAGGAAGCAAGTAAAACAGTTATTGCCGCGACAATCGTTGGCAATATCGCAACAACAACAATGGCTGCCGCAATCGGTGGCATCGGATATAGGAGACCAAATTGAAAAACTTCTTAAATGACCTTATAGGTCAAATATGGACAATGCTCGGAATGTTTGTTGCTTGGATTCTGGTGGATGGAGTTGCCAAAAATATCGTGGGTTATTCAATCCTGATTACTTTTGGCGTTTGGGTTTTGTCTTACCCGCTCCGCCGCGAAAAGAGTGACAAATGACCCCGTTAGAGAAATTAAGCCTCATGGTTCTAGGTTCCCTGGCTGTCTTATGGGCGGCTGCCTGGGTCATTGCAGAAATTATCACCCGACTAGCAAAGGATTAACATGAAAAACATAAACAATATCTTGATGCGAATTCTCTCGGTATTCGCTGCATCTGGTCTATCAGTCATCGGCGCTGGCTCTCTCTTTGGGCTTGAGCCATTGACCGCCGCGCTCATGGCTGGCTTGCTCGGAGTTGCCACCGTGGTCGAATCCCTGGCTCGCTCTTTCCTGGATGACGGAAAACTGAGTACGACTGAAATCAACGAAGCCTTTTCAAAGGTAGACAAGAAAAAGGCTTAGACACGCCGAGGGAGGGTTGGTAGATGGATTTGCATATCTAACCCCCCTAGGGTAAACTGGAGTTGTCAAAGAGAGAGGACAACAATGGTTACCAAGGAGTTCGCAGTCAAGATAGATACAGAACTATCTGAATTGCACAACAAGCGTTTCAATTTATTGTTCGATTTAGAAAGTGCAATTGACACAAAAGAGTTCTACGAAAAGCATTACCCAACCCGCATTGAAGAAATTGCCAAGCAAGAAGGCAAGATTGAGTCTGCAAGAAAAAAGATTTTTGAAGTAGGTTGCCAGATTCTTAACCTCAATGAGATTTATGAGCAAGACCCTTGGACAAGAGCGTTCTTGGTCCTTGCAAGCAACGGTCATGTTCACAAATCCCAGGATTGCTCAACTTGCTTTGATACAACCCGTTTTCAATGGTTGGTTCAGTACAGCAATGACGATGAGAACACAATCGTTGAGGATGCTGGTCAAGATGCTTGCACAGTTTGTTATCCATCTGCACCAGCCGAGGTCTTGAATCGCCCATCACGAATCGTGACAGCCGACAAGATTGCTAAGGCTCAAGCCAAGGCAGAGCGTGAAGCAAAGAAGGCTGCACGAATCGCTAAAGAAAAGGCTAACGCTCCAACAGCATCAGGCAAGTCTTTGATTTACAAAGAGGGCAAGTGGACAAGAGAAATCAAGACAGAGCGTTCAGCAATTACAGAGTGGTTCAGCCAGTATGCAGATTCTCAGCGCGAAATCGTTACAGAGTATTACGATGGCAAGCCACACACAGAGGAAAGCATCCAGGAACAAAAGAGCCGCAGGGCTTTCGCTGGAGAGATTGCTCAGTTGATTTGCTTCAACTTGGCAGAAAAGCACGGAATCACTTATGAGGAGCAAGAAGCAATCCTCATCAAAAAATACGGAAAGAGAGGCTACTAATGACACAGATAGAAGAAACCTTACAGCGCTTATTGGCAGAGACCAACGAGCCACTTCACCCTGACCTCGTTCCATACTTTGAAACAGATGGAGCGCTTGGTCCTCAACTTCGTCACCCGCTTGTCTATCAAGTTCCATTCTTTTCGAATGGTAGAGCCAACGCTTACTACCTTCAGAAAAAAGAAGATTTGATTGATGCGGTCCTGCACAGAAAGTACAACAAGATTATTTATCTGCATGAGCGCCCATATCGCCTCCAGGCATTTATTTCGATTGCTAAAGATTTACCAGATGAAAAATACTGGTCAATCCTTTCTGGAATCTGGACAGATACAGAGAATCAATGGCAGAACCTTGAGCAATGGAAAGAATTGCTTTCAGCCAATCGCCATGACCGTCATTATTTGATGGATGAATCTGAGATTGAGTTGTTGAATTCCCTACCAGAGTTGGTTACTATTTACCGTGGATGCGTAAAGGGTCTTAATGAAGATGGACTTTCATGGACACTAGACAAAGCCAAGGCAGAATTCTTTGCTAACAGATTTGGCAGAGAAGGAATTATCTTAGAGAGAGAAATTCCAAAGTCAGACATCATTGCGGTCTTAACGGGTCGCGGTGAATCTGAGGTGATTTGCGAGGTAAAGAAATGAAATGTCCTAAATGCGGTACAGAGCCTCACACTCCAATCCAGATTAAACGGGCTGGAATGTGTCGCTGGTGCGAGAAACAAAAGGAGACAAAATGAAGTGCTACACCTGCGGTTCAGAGTTCAGAATTACATTCATCAAAGGTAAGCCGTATTGCTTTCGGTGCGAGGCAGATGCCTCACTCGTTGCAGTCGGGTTAATTCGAGAGGAGAAAAAGAATGTTGGCTAAGTACCTGGAAAAGCACGGGCGCGTAACAACGCGTGGCTACAAGGTCTCGGAATGGCTGGATGCCTTCGGGGTATTTCTGCTCATATTTGCCGTGTTCGGCATTGTGGGGTCAATTGAGAGCGAGAAGTGGTTCTGATGTTAATTCCATCCTGGGCTAAGTTCAAAGAGCCTCTACGGGTCTCTGAAGCCTCCCTACGCCGTGTCAGGCGCGAGGAGGCTGAGAAGGCTTTACAGCGACTCGCCGATGAGCGTAATGCTCAGAAGTTGCATAACCAACCCCAGTAGGGTATACTTATGTTGTAACCAAGAGAGAGGAAATAAAATGGCTACAGTAGAAAAAGTTAAGAGCGGATACGAGATTCTTGTCGAAGCATCAGAGGCGGCAGAAGCGGCAGTTCGCGCTTGCCGACCAACACCAATGGTTGTCGGTACTCCAACAACTTTCTTCGGAAACGAAATTGACGAAACAAAGCCAACATATTTCATTGAAGGTGGAGTATGCGGTTTCGCTTCAGTAGTAATCAAGCCAGCGCGAGGAAAATTCGTTGCTGAATTGAAGAAGCGCGGAATTGGTTCAGCCCACTACTACGGCGGTTACGCTGTTAGTTCATGGGAGTTCGCACCAAGTATTCGCCGCGACCAAAGTTACGAAAGAGCGTGTGCAGCAGCAGCGGGAGCGGTAAAGGTTCTCCAAAGTTACGGCATCAACGCTTATGTGGATTCACGAATAGACTAAATAGAGTTCACTAACCAGTTTCTTTTTGGGCTACTGGTTGGCGAATAGCACCCGCTGGGCGAGCCGCCTTTCCTCCCCAGCGGGTGTTCTATACCCGATTGGTGTACCCTATTTATTGGGTACCCAAGTTCGGTGGGGTAGATTGCCCGATGCTGTCTGTCCTCTCTCATAGACTCGCATTGTGTTGGCTCCCCCACCGAACTCCTTTTATTTATTACCCCACTTGTTTACTATATTCACTTTTGTCTGCTACCTTTAATGCAGGTTCGCAAAACACCTACACCTCAAAAGCGAGGTCAGTCCGATACTGACAACAAGGAACCGTTACATCCAGTAACGATGAATCGTTCGCTCCGAACTATGGAGGATTATGCGATTCTATGAAACTGTTAAATTAAAACCTATTCACATCGCGCTAATCAGCGCATTACTGATTACAACTAATCCACTTCAGATGCCAAAAGACCCATCGGCAAATGCAGTTGAAATTGTTGTAGAACCACCTAAGCCTGTCTTGGTTGAAAGAACACCAGAGGCGGCTAAGGCATACGCCAAAACCCAACTAGATAAATTCGGTTGGGATACACCTAAACAATGGGCTTGCCTATTGGATTTGTGGACTGGCGAATCAAATTGGCGACCAGATGCCTACAATAAACAGCCCGTCTACCAAGGTGGCGAGCGCCTTCATGCAGGTGGAATTCCCCAGATTCTAGGACTTGACCCAGATATTACGGTTGAGCGACAGATTGAAAGAGGATTTCTCTATATTGAATCGCGCTACAACACGCCATGCAACGCTGATTCTTTCTGGCACCGAAATTTCTGGTACTAGAGTGGGCGCATGGATGAAGAACAAAAAAAGCCCTCCGCAATAGATAATGCTCTGGCTGAAATAGCCAGGATTGCTTTCCTTGACCCAGCCATTTGTACTGGCTGGGTCTTGGTAGCGGAATGGACCGATGGAACCTCGGAAGGTTACTGGACAACCACTTTTGCGGATGACCAGCAACCAGAATGGCGACAAAAAGGATTACTTCATCACGCGATAGATTCATGGGGAGAGGACAATCTGTATGACGATGACGATGACGGAGAAGGAGAGACTGGAACTTCTCCAGAAACTTTTAGTTGAAAGATATGGCGAATTAGCGACACGCCAAGAGAGTCAAATCACAAACATTTCAAATAACTAACTCTAGTATTTACACCATGAGTTTATTAGAGTTTTTGGATAACGCCCCGTGTCGCAATTCAGACCCGTGGCTCTTTGACCAATACCAATTGGATTTAGCGCAGCCAGGATTGCAGTATTGCCGAAACTGTAAATTCTGGAATGACTGTGAATCTCTAGTAAAGCCTGACACTAATAGTTACGATGGAATTGCTGGTGGCAAGGTATGGCGCAATGGCAACTTATTGGCTAGGTTATCTCCTAATTCCCCGCATCCGTTGATTGTCAATGAGGAGAAAGAAGTATTTATTAGTGTTGAAACCTTGGCAGTTCGAAGGAGCGATTTGCTCACAGATTGATACGGAGTTTTATTTTCCAGACCAGAACAAAGTCACAGAGGAGAATAAAAAAGTAAAAGCAATGTGTAATGGATGCCGATGGAAGCGAGAATGTCTGACCTACGCATTACATTACACAGTAGTCGGAATCTGGGGAGGAACCTCTGCCAGAGAAAGACAAAGCATGAGAACAAAACTAAATATCATCCCGATACCTATAACCGAAGGAAAAATAAAATGACTCAATTAACTATAACGGGAAATGTAGTAGCCGACCCAGAGATGCGTGTAATCCCTAGTGGAAAAACAATTGCAACCTTCACAGTCGTATCATCAAAATCAGTTAAGCAAGCCGATGGCTCATGGGAAAATACCGATACAACATTTTGGGATATTAAGTGTTGGGGTAAGACCGCAGAGAATGTAGCCGATTCAGTCCAAAAGGGAATGTCCGTCATCGTGGTCGGTACGGCAGTTCAAGAGGATTGGAATGACAAAGCAACAGGGGCTAAGCGCTCAAAGATTGCCGTCACCGCATGGAATGTCGGAATTGACCTTAAGCGCCATGTAACCAGCGCAAGCGTTGTCCAGCGTACAGATGCCTCGTTCAATCCATCTACGCCTGACCCTTGGAGCGCCCCATTTAGTTCAGATGTTGCGCCTTTTTAACCAGCGTATAGTATGCTAGGGGTTAATAATTTCCTTACGAAAGGGGAAAATCGTGGCTTGGACTGATTACTTCGTTAGCGCTATTCCTGGGGCTAAAGTTGTTGTAACCGAATCTGGCAGACCGTTCGTATCGCATAAAATTGATGTGGGCGATTATGTAGAAATCGAATTGACCGAGACAGCCAATGAGTTGCCTTTTAAGATTTCGTTCCGTTCATTTAATTCACTTGGCGAACAGACAGAACACCGTATGTACGCTCAAGCGGGTACAAAAGACATGGCTCGCATCTTCGCAAAAGAAATCACTACTCTGCGTATGAATTGCAAGGAATTTGTCCTAGACGGAGAATAAGTACAAAATTCACTTAATGCTAAAATCATTGGGTGAAAGATGATTACTCCGACCTAAATGGCGGTGGGGTCATGTCCGTTCTCGGAGCCTTCGCGGTGCAAACCCATGAATTATTCACGGAGTTGCAAAGTGCGGGGTTCAATGAAGAACAGGCTATTAAAATTCTTGTCGGACTAGCATCTAAAGAGTAGAGGGATACAATGGCAGAAAAGCCAGATTTACAAGAACTCGGCTCTACGGGTTTACGCCGTTCTGGTGGAACGGTTTATGAAGAATTCCTTGTTAATCTCCGTGGACTTCGTGGCGCTCGCGTTTATCGTGAGATGGCTGACAATGACCCAACAATCGGCTCAATGCTTTATGCGATTGAGAAAGTTATTACACGCCTTGAATGGCGCGTAGACCCATATTCAGATAATTCAATAGATGGTGAAGTAAAGCCTGAAGATGAAGAAACAGCGGCGTTCATTGATTCTTGCTTGCATGACATGTCAGATTCATGGGACCAGACACTTTCTCAGATTCTTTCAATGCTCGTTTATGGATACTCCTACAACGAAATTGTTTACAAAGTTCGTACAGGTCCAGATGCAAAAGACCCATCTAAGCGCTCTAAGCACACAGACAATAAAATCGGATGGCGCAAGTTGCCTATCCGTTCCCAGGAAACTTTGTTCCGCTGGCAGATTGACGAGCGCGGTGGAATTCAAGCGATGGAGCAGACCGACCCATCATCGGGCGGCACTCACATCATCCCTATTGAAAAGGCTTTGTTATTCCGTACAACCACGGCAAAGAACAATCCAGAAGGTCGTTCAATCCTTCGTAACGCATATCGCCCTTGGTTTTTCAAGCGCCGTATCGAAGAAATCGAAGCAGTCGGTATTGAACGCGACCTAGCAGGATTGCCAGTTGCTTATGTACCACCTGAGTACCTATCAAGCGCGGCTACAGCAGAGCAAGCAAATGTCCTTGCGACAGTTCAAAACATTGTTACATCTATCAAGCGCAACGAGCAAGAGGGTGTTGTATT